CGGAAATCCAAATGGAGTAACACATTCCACTACATTACAATTACTTGATCTTTATATAAATGTTCAAGCAACAGATGATGACTATATGGGTCTTTATCAATACGTAAACGTTTCTGGTGTTAATACTTGGATATTAACTGGAACATTGATAAAAGATAAGTTTAGCGTTGTAAGAAGTGTTGGTTTTACAAATGGCACGACAACAAGTGAAGTAGACTTTAGAGTATCCAACATTGCACCACAAAGTCTTGTTGGTGGTCTAACAGCAGCAAATTTTAATGTTCAGTGTACATTTTCTGACCCTACAAAACCTATTGCACATTCTATTGTAATTAAGCCTTTGGAATTTGAAGCAGGAACTGGGGATCAAATCCTTCCAGTTGATATAAATGCCGTTGAATTTTCAGGTGGGAGTTGGATTAGTTTAAATAGAACAGTTTCTGTTCATTTCCTAATTACGGTGGTATAATATAAAATGGTGATATGTAATGGCTGAATATATTAATGAGGAAGCAGATGGCTCTGGGATATACCCAACCAAGATACCTGGCTATGATGACGCTGCCGATATTAAAGAGGCTTTAAGACTTTATCACTATGGATCAACAACAATTCCTACAGAATATAATCTTGGTACTGCAAGCGGAATTAATACAAAGTCAATAGCAGGATATCTTGAAGTTTTAAAGAAAGCAGACGAAACACACGAAGCAGATACTACAAATATCCACGGGATTGCAAATACCGCACTTTTAGCAACTCAAACATACGTTACAGATGCAATTGCTGGTGTAACAGGAGATTATGAAGATCTTGCTGGAGTAGGAATTGACTGGAATGCAGGAGATGGACAGTTTGATATTGCAGACTCTCTTTTATTGGTTTCTCCAAAAGAAAAAATAGATATATCAGCAACTGCTGCTACTGGAACTATAAATCTTGACGTTAGTACTGCATCTGTTAATATTCGTACATCTAATGCTACCGCAAACTATGTTTTAAATGTTAGAGGTAGTTCATCAGTTACATTAAATTCTTTAATGGAAATTGGAGAATCTATTACAGTTACTTTTGAATCACCAAATGGCTCAACAGCATATTATGCTACTGGATATACTATTGATGGTAACTCAGTTACTCCTAAATGGCTGGGTGGAACAGCCCCAAGCGTAGGAAATGTTAGTGCAACAGATTTATATATGTTGCAAATTAGAAAAACTGCCAACGCTACCTTTACATGTCTAGCATCTCTATCTAAGTTTGCTTAGTTAGAAAGGGAGAGCGATGAGTCCTTTATTCCGTAACCCCAGCAGTATAGGAATATTTCTTTCATCACTTGTTGCACCAACACCAACACCTACTCCGACACCAACTCCGACACCAACACCGACTCCAACACCGACTCCAACACCGACTCCAACACCACCACCAACACCTACTCCTACTCCTACTCCAACACCTACTCCAACGCCTACTCCTACTCCAACACCTACTCCAACTCCGACACCAACTCCGACTCCGACTCCAACACCAGAACCTCCTACTTTTTCTATTACAAGCACTTCTTCAACACACAATACTATTTCATACTCTTGGGGACCTGCTCCTGTAGGAACTGTAGATTATCGTATTTTCTATGCTTTAGTAGATAACCAGTCTTCTGCAATCATAACAACATCAACATCTGCTACATTTAGTGGACTATCTGAAAGCACAACTTATTCAGTTTATGTTTCAGCAAGAAATTCAGAAGGAACAATATTGGCAAGTGCTAATTCATCTATTACAACTACGGCAATACCTGTTCCAACACCTACCCCAACACCAACTCCTACACCAACACCGACTCCAACACCGACCCCTACACCGACCCCTACTCCAACCCCTACTCCAACACCTACTCCAACACCTACTCCAACACCTACTCCAACACCAACCTTACAAACATTCTACGCTTGCTGTTCTGACAGCCCAATAGTTAGCGGACAATACCAAGGTTCAGGAGAAGCAGGAGATGCTTTAAATATTAAGTGTGGTCAGGCAGCACCTGGCAGTTACAGAGTTGGTGCAGTATCTACAGATATTAACGCTTTGGCTTGCTACCCTCCTCCACCATTCTTCCCACCTTCATTCCCATTCTTCCCACCTGATTTTACGCCAACACCTACACCAACACCTACACCAACACCTACACCTACGCCAACTCCAACACCTGTTACACCAACTCCACCGTTCTTCCCATTCTTCCCAACCTTTACGTCTGGCCTAATGCTTTAAAATTAGTTTTAAACTAATGTGTTTTATTTTTAAGTTATAAAGTTAGGTATGATATACTTTTATGATGAAAGAAAAGTTTGCTTGGGAAAAATATAAAGAAAATCTTGGAGAAACAAGACCTTGGGATATGCTTGATAAAACAAAATATACAGAAAATATTTTAGCAAAAGAAAGATTATCTATTTGCAAGCAATGTCCAGAGTTAATAAAACTAACAACACAATGCAAAAAATGTGGATGTTTTATGGCAGCAAAAAGCAAATTGGCAGAAGCAACTTGCCCACTAGGAAAATGGTAGATAATGATAAAAGAAGAAATAGCCCCAGGAATAGTTGTTTACAACAATGTAATACCTAACAGTGAAAATCTTTGTGTAGACATTGAAGAAGGTATTACGTCAGCAGGTTTATCATGGACTGCAGCATCAGTTAAAGAAGGATCTGCCCCTATGGTAAATACTAAAACAAGAGACACACAATCATTTGGTGTTGGCTATTTAGGTGAAATCAAAGACATCTCAGATACTTTTAATATGTCAGAATTCTTTTTTGTTAGTTTAAATAATTTATTCTTTGAAAATTTTGATCCTATTGAAAAAGACTATATGAGTACATACGGAGTAGGCTCAGAGTGGCACGATTCCTATGGTGTTTTAAAGTATGGACAAGGACAACAGTTTACAAACCACATAGATGATCATCCTTCATATCATAGAAGAATCTCTACGGTATACTATTTAAATGACAACTACATTGGTGGAGAAATAAACTTTCCCAGATTTAATATTACTTTTAAACCAAAAGCAAACCAAATGATAGTATTCCCCTCAACATATGTTTATAATCATTCGGTATCCCCAGTTATTGAGGGCGAAAGATATGCAGTGGTTAGTTGGATGAAATGAAAGACCCGCTGTTAGTTAATGATGTTTTGAGTCCAGAAGATTATGCAATCCTTACTAGTGCCGTCTTAAATCCAAAATCTTTTGAGTATCAAGAGGGCTTTTCAAGATATATTATTGCAGACAATAATCTTCCACTACTGACAGAACTTGCAAATAAGTTAATTCCTACTGCAAGAAAAGCATTTAAAAGCGACACTTTGATTCCAACATATACTCTTTTTTCTCATTATGAAGGACAAAACCCTGTACCAAGTTTATATAAGCATAAAGATGATAATGCTTGTACTTACACTCTTGATATGTGTGTTTATCAAAATGATCCGTGGGATTTGTGGGTAGAAAACAAGAACTATTGTCTTTATCCTAACCAGGCATTAGCATACTATGGAAATGATCAATTACATTGGCGTGAAGAATTTCCTAATCCAGAAACAAATCGTGTTGCAATGATATTTTTTCACTTTGCAGAACCAGATCATTGGTATTTTACAAAAGGACCAGACTATTTACGGGTAATTAGAAAAGAAATAACACAAGATCAATGGGAGAATAGTATAAAGTGAAACATATTTTTTTTCAACTTTGGAATGCTGGATTGTTTAACCAAGTGCTAAGTTTAGAATTAGCAGCAGGGCTTGCTCACGAAACTAAAAAACCAATAACAGTTCATTTTTTTTGTCATGATCCAAATAGAAAAATATATATCTCTACCCCAAGTATACATTTTAATGATCAAAGAAATAATTTTACAGATCGCTCTTTTAAAAATAACCCTCACCTTTTAGACTTGTTTGATGTTGATGCAGATTTAATTATTGTTAATGAAAAAATTGATTCTTTTAAACAAGAAGAATTTGTTATAGATGAGTTAGCAACTAAATATTACTATAGCAAAGAAGCAGAAATATCTGATGATGAATTATTATTTGCAGAGGGCAGAGAAAGACTTACTTTTGATAAAAATATACATCTAAAAGGTACTTTGGGAGTCTATTCAAGATTTTTTTATAATAGAAGTCCTGAGTTAAATGAAGTTTTGTCTTCAGTTAAGCCTAAGCAGATCTATCGGGATTTGGCTAAAAAAATATCAGAATCTCTTGGTAATTTTCAAGGAATACATTTAAGGTTGTCAGATCATATTGTAAGCACAGACTATCACAAAGAAGAAATAGTCAATGAATGGATAACTAAATATGAAAATAATGGTCTTCCTATTGTTTTATCTACAGATGAACCAAGTCACCCAATAGTAAATAAAAATAAGCATAGATTTATTATGTTAGATGAGTATATAGTAAATAACTTTAGAGATGATTTTATGTCCTTGCCGTTTCAGGATGAGGTAGTTTTTGGCCTTATTTGTAATTTAGTTTTACATGACTCAGTAAATTTTGTAGGAAAATCAGGAACTACTTACACATCATATATTCACAGAAACAGGAATCAAAAAAATATTGAAACTTGGGATTTCTTTGATAATCCACCAAAAGCAGAAGGTCTTCCATATTCTTGGAATAATTATCCTAGACCAAATGATCAAAAAATGTGGTGGAGAGAGTGGCCAGAATCAAAATGTTAAAAAACAAAGTAATTATAAATGCTTGGACAGGCCGATTTGGTAATAGAATGCACGAGTATGCATTTGCTAAAACATATGCAAATAAAAACAATATGGACCTTGAACTGTTTTCAAAATGGGAAGGATCTGTAATGTTTAAAAATGCAACGGAGCCTTTAATAGAATTTGCAGAGTTGCGAGAATATTTAAAAGATGGTTGGAGACCAAGAGAAGAAAGAGAGAACGAAACATTAAAATATTATCCAGGATCTGTATACTGGAATGGCAACTGGCACCCAGAAGACCCATACAAAAATAATAATTGTACAATAATTACTAATGATACTAATGCATATCAAGAATCTATATTTGATCAAATGGATTTATCTTATATAAAGCATATTTTTGAATTAAGTGATTTAATAAAAGAATCTGAAACTTATAAATATTGGGAGTCAAAAGCAGGAACTTATGATGTTGCACATCTTCGTAGAGGTGACATTGCAGACATCAACTACAATTTAAATAATGATCAGGGATATTCTGTAGTTTCAAAAAATTCTTACTTTTCTGCCTTTGAAAAATTTGGTTATGATAAAGATAAAATTGAATGGATATCTGACGACCATACAAAAAAATGGCATCCAGATAGGCCAGATATGGTTTTTTTGCCATGGTCTTATCCAGAAGGCGCTCAGTTTGATAAAAAGATAGTCTTTGATTTTCTTGATGATTGGTTAAAAATGTATTTTGCCAGAACAATATTTAGAGGAAATAGTAGTTTTTCTTTTTGGGCAGGACTGCTATCTCCAACAGCAAAGGTTTATTCTTGCATTATAGATAAACAATTAATTTATGGTCGTAACGGACTTACAGAAGAAATTGATTTAGAATTTACCGAAGGTAATGAAAACCACTGGATGTATTCAGATACACCAAGAAAGATAAGGATACGATGAAAACAGCGCTAGTTCTTGGAGCAGGAGGCTTTATAGGAAGCCATATGGTAAAACGTTTAAAGTCAGAAGGGTACTGGGTACGTGGGGTAGACCTAAAGCACCCAGACTTTTCAGAAACAGAAGCAGATGATTTTATTGAAAGAGATTTGTCAGTATATGAAAATGTTGAAAAAGTAATTCAATTTAAGGGGTATTCTGGTAATTTTTATTCAGAAATACCATACAAATTAATAACAGCATTTGATGAAATATATCAGTTTGCAGCAGACATGGGTGGTGCTGGATATATTTTTACTGGAGAAAATGATTCTCAGATTATGGAAAACTCTGCACTTATAAACCTTAACCTATTAAGAGCGCAGTCTAGACTTAATGAAAAGTATGATATTAATAAAACCAAAATATTTTATTCAAGTTCTGCCTGTATGTATCCTGACTATAAGCAGTTAGATGTTAATAATCCTGGACTTAAGGAGTCTGATGCATACCCTGCAGATCCTGACAGCGAGTATGGCTGGGAAAAACTATTTAGTGAAAGAATGTTTTTAGCCTTTAATAGAAACAACAAGATCCCAGTAGCCATTGCAAGATATCATAATATTTATGGACCAGAAGGAACTTGGGATGGTGGAAAAGAAAAGGCCCCAGCAGCAATATGTCGAAAAGTTATACAATCAGATGGCTTTATAGAAATTTGGGGGGATGGAGAACAAACACGATCATTCCTATACATCGATGAATGCATAGAAGCAACAAGAAGGCTTATGGAGTCAGACTTTACTGGCCCTGTTAATATTGGATCTGAAGAGATGGTGACAATTAATCAACTGGTGGATATTGCCTGTAGTGTTGAAGGAAAAACTTTAAGTAAAATGCACATACCTGGACCATTAGGAGTAAGAGGAAGAAATTCTAATAATGATTTGGTTAGAGAAAAACTAGACTGGGATTACTCAATGTCTCTTAGGGATGGAATTCACAAAACCTATAATTGGATTAAGAATCAAATAAATGAGTAGGTCTGAAGTTGTAAAAGAAGTTTTTATGCCAGACGGAATTGGTGCACAACTTTGGAGAAAACTTTATTTTATGTCATATGCAAAATATTATAATTTGTTATTTGAGGACACACCAATTACAGATTTTTTAATTCACGAATCTGATAGGGTTTACAGCGAAGAAGAAAAAATTAAATTTATAGACAAGTTTAATACAATATTAAAAAATCCTTGGAAAGATATAGATTTTTCTAATAAAGATAATTTTTTTCTTTCTGAAAAGGTAGGATTGGGTTATTCTAACCTATATGGAGACGCAGGAATAATAAAACCCCCATATCCATTTTTGGAAGTTGCAAAAGAGTTTAGTACTATAGAACAAACTGAAAATAATGTAATTATTCATATACGAAGAGGAAATGTAATTCCAGAAAACCCAAGGTGGGTAGAAGAGTCCGTTTATCTAGATATGTTGCAACTTTTACCAGATTTTTTAAACAAGTTAAAAATTGTACCAGACAGGGTAATAATTTTGACAGATGCTTCAGATACAAACAAAAGATATAAGCCTATAAATCAAAAACAGTTAGATAAATGGCAACAAGGGCATTTGTATAAAGATGAAAACGATTCTTTTGAAACTACTTCTATAAACTTTCAATTATTTAGAGATGCGTACCCAGGTATTGAAATTTTAAATAATTTAGATACCTACACAGCCTTTAACATGATGGTAATGGCAAAAGTTTTGATAACTGGGAGATCTGCATTTAGCCAGTCTGCTGGCTTGCTATCAAAAAATATAGTTGTAACAATTGACGATTTCCGTAATTCATTTAAAAATATACAATAAAAATACCCCCAAAGATTTCTCCAAGGGGGTAATTTATTTTATAAACTACTTAGGAAATTTTTTCATCCAAGTTTTAGTTCTTGGGGTAATGCCCTTCCAAGAAGACCAATCTTCTCCGCCATTCGTCATATAGTAAGCAATCTCTGCATTCTTGACGGGATTGAATAGTTCTGCATTAGAGTCAAGATCAAACTTTTCTCTACGGTCAGGACCAAGGTTGTCAATCATATTAATTTGGAACATTCCATAAGACGAGTCACCAGTCTTGTGGTTACCGTTAAAAGCCAATGGTCGTCCATTAGACTCCTTTTTAGCAACTGCCCAAGCAACTACAAGGTCTTTACCCTTGAAGCCAACCAAGGACAGAAGTTCCTTTAGTTCTAAATCGGTTAGAGAAACCTTATTCTCAAAACTCTCTAACCTTTTAGCCTTAGAAACCAAAAAAACCTCTTTCGAGGCGGGTTCTACTGTCTGAGCCTGTTCTATGCTCAAGTTGTTTTTCGTATCAAAATCTGAATTAGCATTGGCAGTGTTAGACAAAACCGTTACTAATGCTACGATACTGAGTGTGCTAATGATCTCTTTGTTTCTTTCGATAAATTTAATCATAGTTTCCTCCTTAGAAAACAATAACACCCTGGTAGGTGTTACTAACTAGTATAACATGATTTTTGCCAAAAAGTCAAATTTGGGTGTATAATTATTTTATTATGACTACATATGCTAATTCTACCACGGGAGTTACATATCCCCTGGAAACATCACCAGTAAATGTACACGGAGATTTTAAAAAATTAGCAGAATCCCTTGATGCAATTCTACCAGCATATGGCGTATCATATTTTCAGATTAATGTAAAAAATAATAGCGGGGCTTCAATAAGTGCTGGAGTGCCAGTATATGCAACAGGGTATTCAACAAAAACCACAATAG